GCCTGAGCGAGACTAAAGCAGCACTAAGAATTACAGATGCTATTGATGACACTTTATTAGAAATGGCTATTGAGTCAGCATCAAGATTGATAGACGGATATGCCTCTCGTAACTTTTATTCTTCTGGAACAGCAACTAGATATTATGTGGCTGATACTGAGTTTGTAGTTCAAGTTGATGACCTGGCTAACGGCACAGTAACAGTTAGAAGTTCTGAATCTGGTAATGGACAATTTGATGTGACATGGGATACAGATGATTATCAATTAGAACCACTCAACGCAGTATTAGATGGTCAAGCATGGCCTTTCACTAGCATTAGAGCAATCGGTGATTATTTGTGGCCGATAGAGGGTGGAGAAGCCTTAGTACAAATAACTGGCACATGGGGCTGGCCAGCAGTACCGATAGCAATAAAACAAGCTTGTATTATTCAAGCATCAAGAATTTACAAAAGATTAGATAGTCCATTAGGTGTTGCAGGTTTTGGTGACTTAGGAGCAATCAGAGTTTCAAGGAATCTTGACCCAGATGTTGAGCAATTAGTTATGCCATACAAGCGTATGAGAAACTTTGCTTAATGGCTTCAATCTCTGATTTACGTTCTGGATTGGCTACCAGGTTAGCCACTATCACAGGATTAAGAACCACAGCCACTATTCCAGATAATCCAAATCCACCTATCGCTCTTATTACTCCAGCATCAATTTTGTTTGACGATGTATTTAAAAGAGGTATGCAAACTTATTCTTTCAGTATCTTAGTAGTCGTTGGTCGTGTAGATGAACGCTCAGCACAAAATAATCTAGATGCCTATTGTGCTTCAACTGGTGCTTCAAGTATTAAACTTGCTATTGAAGGAGATAAAACACTTGGAGGAAAAGCTTTTGATACTAGAGTCACGGAAATGAGAAACTACGGACAAGTATCAATAGGTGAGGTAATATATCTATCAGCAGAGTTTAATGTGACCTGCTACGCAGACTAGGAAAAGGAACAGAAAAAATGGCAAAATTTGCTGCAACAGACTACAAGATTAGTGTTGCTGGAACAGACTTCAGCACAAATCTTAATAGTGTGGAATTAGCACTAGAAGCAGACGATGTAGAAACAACTGCTTTTGGACAATCTTTTAGAACCAGAATTGGCGGACTTAAGAGTGGAACAGTAACTCTTAATTTCATGCAAGATTTTGGCGTAGGTTCAGTTGATGCAATATTGAATCCATTACTTGGCTCTATCGCCACAGTAATTATTCAATCAGCATCAGGAACAGTAACCTCAACACAACCTAAATACACAGCCGAGTGTTTAGTAACTCAATATTCACCATTCGCTTCAAGCGTTGGCGATATCGCAACTTTATCTGTAACATGGCCAACAACTGGAACTGTTACAAGAGGGACAACTGTTTAAATATGAAACTAAACCTGCGCGTTACATATAACGCAAGTGAACCAAAAGAAATCATTTGCTCTGCGAAAGACCTAGTTGCGTTTGAAGAAAAGTACGATAGGTCAGTTGCTAAACTCCAAGACGAGTTCAAGATAACTGACCTATTGTTCTTAGCCTGGCACAGCGAAAAAAGAAATAACGAAACAAAAAAAGATTTTGATTCTTGGTTAGATGATATTGAAGCAGTTGAAGTGAGTGACAAAAGCCCAAAATAGTGGGGCTAGGAGACTCTAGCGCACATTGGTACATAGCGTACTTAGCAACGGAAACAGGTATTGCTCCATCTTTATTGATGCTAGAAAGCGATAGAATGTTATTTACTATCGGTATGTATCTGCGTTGGAAAAACTCACAACAAATGAGGACTAATGATTGAAGTTGAAGTCAAAGGCCTAAGAGAAGCCTTGAACACTTTAGCAAGATTTGATAGAGAATTAGTAAGAGAATTACGCACTGATTTAGCGCAAGTCGCTGGACCATTAACTACTGCTATTAGAAGTAATATTCCTGTTTATCCACCGATTAGAGGTTTCAAGCATGGTGGTAGGACTGCCTGGCCTACTAGTCCAGTAAAAATTAAAACTAAATTAAATACTTCAAGAAGTCGTAGAGGTATGCAAAAGGCTCTTGTTGTTATCTCGGTGCAAAATGCTGGTGTTGAAATTGCTGATATGGCTGGCAGAAGAAATAAAGTAAGGACTTCTGGTGTTTCCAGGTCTTATGTAAAAGGTAGCGTCATAATGGACCACAGATTAAATGGTCAAGGTAAATCAATGATTGAAGCATTAAGTCAAACAGGTAGAGGAAAAGCTTCTCGATACATTTATTCAGCCGTTGAAAAATATGAAAAGACCATTACTATGGAGATTGAAAAGACAATAGCATTAGCGATTATAAAAGGTAATCAAAGATTGCAACAGAAAGCAGCATAAATGGCAATTAACGTCAGGATTGATTCCACTTTTGACGCTAAAGGTATAAACCAGGCTGTAAAAGATATAAACTCAATCAAATCTAAACTTGCTGGAGTACAGGCAAGTTCTAGGAAAACGCAAGATAGTTTTAACTCTTTCACAGGGGGTTTAAAAAAACTAGGTGTGACTATTGCGGCCACCTTTGGAGCAAGAGAAATTGGCCGTTTCTTCACATCATCTATTAAGGGTGTTCTTGAACTTGAAGCAGCACAAAATAGACTAAGAAAAATACTTTTAACTACTGGTGGGGCTACTAATAGCCAGGTAGATGCACTTATAAAACAAGCCAACACTTTAGAAAAACTCGGTGTTGTCACAAAAGAAAATATCTTAGTTGCGCAATCACAATTATCAACTTTTGACTTAACTGCTGATACCATTGAACGTTTAACTCCAGCCATACTTGATTATGTAACTGCTGAAAAAGGTGCTACGGCATCTGCTGATGACTTCAAGTCTATGACTAACGGCCTGGCGCAAGCCTTGCAAGGTAATTTTGCTTCCTTAACTAAGACAGGCTTTGTTCTTGATGAAGCCACTAAGAAACAAATTAAAACTGGAACAGAAGCAGAACGAGTAACGGCAATTATCGAAGTGTTAAATTCAACATATAAAGGATTCAACAAAAGCTTATTAGACACACCTGAAGGTCAGATAATTAAATTAAGACAAGGTTTTGGTGACCTGAAAGAAGAAGTTGGTTACGGACTCTTAAGGTCAATCGAACTTGTAAATGATGCTTTGAATCAAGTTGGTGTCACTTCTGATACAACAGGCAAGAAATTAGAAAATATCGGTAAGGAAGTTGGTTTAATAATTGAAGGTTTGGGTGGATTAACTGCCGAATTAATCACCACAGCAAATGCTAGCGAAAGAACATTCAAAGGATTGGCTGCGAGCATAGTTACAGAAATCGCTAGCAGTGTATTGACTTTACCTAGATGGATTATTGATTTCTTACAAGGTAAAGCACCTAGCGCACAGTTTCCAAAAGCCAGTGCTACCCCTGCTCAAAGCAGAGTATTTTTTAGAGAAAGAGAACAGCAAAAATTATTAGAAAAACAAACTAAAGGTTTCCAGCAATCAGAAGAAGCGCAAAGAGAATTAGCAAAAACTCAAGAGGAATTGAAACGTAATACTGATGCTCTAACTGAAACGAATAAAAATTATGCAGAATTCGTTGCCGGAACTAGTCCGCAATCTATCGAGGGCGCGACCAATTTAGCCAGGAACTCTCTCGTTCAAATACAAAAAATCATGGGTGGCACACCAAAAATAAATTCTACTTTGGCACAATCTTTTAAAGACTTAGCAGGAGTAGTGCAAAAAAACTTCTCTTTCGCTCTTGATGAAGCCAAAACAAAACTTGATGCTGCTAGAGAGCAATATAACTCATTTAAATCTACAATTAAGACTTCAATCACAGATGTCTTGAGTTTCTCAAGTATCGCTGAGGGTTCAACATTTTTAGATTCATTAACACTACAAGCAGAACAAGCAAAAGCTTTTGGTGGCAAGATTCAACAACTCTTAACTATGGGATTGAACGAAAGAGCAATAACTCAAATCGCTAATGCTGGATATGAAACTGGAACAGTTATCGCTGATGAAATAATCGCTGGCGGCACAACAATAGTTCAGCAAGTAAATACTTTAGTAGCCAGCGTGGAAACAGTAGGAGAGACTGTATCTACAAGCTTAGCCGACCAATTTTATTCTGCTGGTGTTAATGCGGCACAAAGTTTAGTAAATGCTCTAATTGTAGAATTAAATAATTCAGCAGCGATAATTGCAGCAGCAATCGCTAACGCAACACAAGGTGCGACCACACCTACTCCTGCAGCAAAACCAGCATCAAAACCAAAACCTAAACCTACTCCTGCTCCAACACCAGCACCAAGACCTAAACCATTTGATTTTGGATTTAGAGCAAATGGTGGACCAGTTTCATCAGGATTCCCATATATCGTTGGTGAGCGTGGACCTGAAATATTTAGTCCATCAACGAGTGGTTCGATAATTCCTAATAATCGCATGGGTTCAAGAGGTTCAGCGAATATAAAAATAACTGTAAATGCTGGTATGGGTGCAAACGGCGCACAAGTTGGTAAAGAAATAGTTGATGCGATTAAGAAATATGAAAGAACCTCTGGACCTGTATTTGCGAGTGCTTGATGCCAGTACCAACGACTACTGTTGAAATAGGTTTTGACTTATCAAGTTTAGGTGGACCTTTCTTCACTCTTGATGACCCAGTCGCGGGAGTCTTAGACAATACTGAATTTACTTTAGGTGGCTCTTTATTTTATGATGTT